CTTTTGACCCAAGAACACGCGATGGGGTTGGAGCAGAAAGACAGCCAACACGCGCCAACGTCCATCCAACGGTCAAGCCCACCGACCTGATGCGTTACCTCTGCCGCCTTGTCACCCCGCCCGGTGGTGTTGTCCTTGACCCGTTCATGGGTTCTGGCAGCACGGGCAAGGCCGCGATGCTCGAAGGTTTCCGCTTTGTCGGCATCGAGCGCGAAGCTGAGTACTTGGCAATTGCTCGGGCACGGATAGAGGCGGCAACCACGCCAGAGCCAAAGGCTGAAAAGCCCGCAGCACAAACCCCAAAGCCAAAGCCCGCAACCAATGGTCAAAACGACTTGTTCTCGGAGGCCGATTAATGGACCGCGTAAAAGTCGAATTGACCAACCCCCAGCAGGCCTACCAAGTGATCACGCAAACGGTTTGGCCCGCCGCAAAGGCCCATTTAATGGCAGGCACGCAGTTGGTGCTGGAGGTGCGCGGCAAAAAGCGCAGCGATGCCCAAAACAGCTTGATGTGGAGCTGTGCTGGCGACCTGAGCAAGCAAGTCAGGTGGTTTGGCAAGCACTTAACACCCGAGGGCTGGGTGAGATTTATCACTGGCCACCTGAACGGCCAAGAGTTGGTACCGAACATGGATGGAACCGGTTTTATTTCGCTGGAAAAAGGCAAGTCCACAAGCGACATGACGATCAAAGAAATGACCGCCGTGATTGAGCTTATGCACGCATTTGGGGCTGATCAAGGTGTAAAGTGGTCACCGACAAGCCAAGGGAGATTGACCCATGAAGCATGAATACAAAGACAACAGTCAGCGAACAGCCGAAAAGCTACTGCGAGGCCAGCCAAAGGCCAAGCCATTCGGCAAGCTGATAGGCGGGCACTTTTACACGGGCACAAATAGCCTGCACTGGACAAAGCAAAGCAGGGCCTTGCAGCTTTTTTGGCGCATCAAATTTCGCAAGACAGGCGGCGGCAATGCGTAAATGCAAGCACTGCAAGACCCCATTTACGCCAACCAGGCCCCTGCAAAACTGGTGCAGCGTCGATTGTGCCGTGAAGCTGGCAGAGCAGGCGCTGACCAAAAAGAAGGCCAAGGACCAAGCCAAGGACCGGAAAGAAACGCGGGAGAAGCTGGACGCCATGAGGACTAAGCCTCAGTTGGTGAAGGCCGCGCAGATCGCTTTCAATGGCTTCATTCGTGCCCGCGACCGTGCCCAGCCGTGCATATCGTGCGGAAAGCCAGCAAACAGCGAAGCAAACGCATGGGACTCCGGTCATTTTCGATCCGTGGGAAGTGCGCCCCACATGCGGTTCGTTGAAGAAAATTGCGCAAAACAGTGCAAAAGGTGCAACCAGCACTTAGCCGGAAACCATGTCGAGTATCGAAAAGGACTTATTGAGCGCATTGGCTTGGCCGCTGTCGAGCGCATCGAGGCCGACCAGACCGTGAGAAAGTACACCAAAGAGGGCCTGATCGAGCTGGCCCGCCACTACAACGCCGAAACCCGAAAACTCAAAAAGGAACACCCATGAGAAAATCCAATCATCACGAGCTTCGCGCATTGCTCAGAGCCAACCCGGACGGCCTGACCGTCAAACAGATCTGCGACATTACAAAAAAGCAGGACTCTGTCACCCGGCGAGCCCTTGACGGCATGGCCGATGTTTACCGAGATCGATGGCTCGATCGTGGACCCCACCGGGGGGGGCGGTCAATCGCTGTTTTTGTCGCCGTGCAAGTCCCCGAAGACTGCCCCAGACCCGATGTAAAATCCAAGCGAAGATCACGAGGTATCGCCGCCGTTGTGCGGCCCGAAGGGTCCGAGCGGACACAGAGTTGACCAGCAACACCGGAGAAAGACCATGGACGAATATTGCGACAACCCACACCTGTGCATCTACCCCGTGTGTGCGACATCGAATTGCAGCGACTGCAATTGCACGCTGACGCCCGAACAGGTGCGCCAGTTTGCAAAGCGCTACGCCTACCTTCGCGGGCGCTCACTGGACGCGATCAAGGAGGGCGGCGTTTTCGCTGGCCTAACGCCTGACAACGTGGTTCTGAACGGTGACGACCTAGACGCGGCTATTGATGGCGCGCTGGCCTTGCTGGTCAACACCAAAGGTAAACGGCCCGCACAGGGCACCGACGCAGGTCCGGTTTGACCGCATAGTCCGGCTGTGGCCGGAGCGAAGTGTTAGGCCCCAATGCAAAGGACTGCAAATGCTGATGACAAAAGAGCACTACGAACTGATGGCGAGCTTTGAACGCGACCACAAGCACCGCCGCCTAGACCGCGAGAAAGACAAAGAGAACTGGAAACGCGGCAACGTGTACGAAGACGGCCATGTGAATGAGTTGTTCTTGGCCTACCGCAACGGTTACGCACTGGGGACCGTATCCGGCGATGCCGCCAACAGACTGGCCGCCGCCCCCGTGGCGATCATGGACACGAGGGATGCGCTGGGCTTGTGCGCGCCGACAGAAGAAGACTTCGATGCGCTTTATGCCCTGCAAGGCAAGCGCGTGGCGCTGGTAGACCTTGGGGCCTAACGACTCAATCAAATAACCGCAGCCGGGGCCGGGCCATCCCGGTACGTCAAGCCAGCAAGTGACGTTTGCACCCGAACGACGGGCAACAACACTGGCAGCATGGGGCGGGGACATCCTTTCGCCGTTGACCATGCCGCACATAATCCCACCCCTGATAATTCTGTTGGGGGTGGGTGGTGCGTAAATCCTCAAAACCTAGGGAAAACCCCTAGAAAATAACCCAAAAAAAGCATTGCACCCGTCAAAATGGGTGTATAATTTCATTCATGGACAGGCACAGGGCAGGTCCTAAACTAAGGGGAAAAATCATGCAAGTAGCTCACATCAACACCAAAGGCCTGACCCAAATTCATCATGCCCTCGGGCGGCACCACAAACTTGGGGCCGATCACTTCACCCCGCCAATGCTCAGCGCATGGGCCAAAGAAGCCGAAGACCATTTCAATAATGGCAACGGCTGCTATTTTGAAATCCGCAGCTTTGACAGCAACAGCGGCACCCCGGTGGAGGTAGTCATCACGCCAGACGGCTACGAGGTCGCCGTCAATGATGACTGAAGCCCAGTTCGCCGCCCTGGCGCAGATCCTACGCCTGCGCCAAGGCTCAACCCGTGAGGCCGTGCGCCTGCACCTGGTTGCAGGGCTGACCGTGCCCGATGCTGCCCGGGTAGCCGGGGTGAAGTATCAACTGGCCCTGAAAGCCACCAAGCGGGCAAAAGATGGTCACAAGCTGGCCATTGCAGCCACAATGCCTCAGTTTGAGGCAAAATAGAGGCATGGCAATGACATCAAAAGAAACCAGTCTCTACATGAGAATCGATTAAATGAAAGCCTTGTCCGTAAAACAACCTTGGGCCACTCTATTGGTCGAGGGGAAAAAAACAATTGAGGTCAGGTCTTGGGCAACGAAGCACAGAGGCCCGCTTGTGATTTGCGCGAGCGCTTCACCAAAGAATGTTTTTTGGCATGATTCGGTTGATGACGTGATGCGCCTCATGCACGCTGGCTGCATCATTGGCGTGGTTGAGTTGGTTGATGTTCGCTTAATGACAGAAGAGGATGACGATGCCAGTGCCGGGAATTACGTAGATGGAGCGTATGCGTGGGTGTGCAGTCCGTTGTATTTTTGCAGGCCAGACCCAATCGTCGGACGATTGAATTTATTTGACATTCAGGATGAAAAGTTGGTTAAAATTGCCAATGACGAATCTGATTGGATATTCAACTATGAATGTCCACAAGGTGCAGTCAAATTCAATGAACGGTGCGCCGTTCTTTCTTAACGTAACTGGAGATCATCATGCGTGGACGACCAACAGCCAGACAACTTAGTCGGGCATCGCGGGGAACACTGGCGAGCTTTCGCCAATTGAGTCGCTTGAGCGGCACATCTGGTGGCTGAGAGCCTGTTTTCAGCAATAAAACGCCAATCCGCTGTAGCCGACGAAGTGATCGTTAGCTACAGCGGAGGCAAAGATTCTGCGGTAACGCTTGACTTGTGCCACAAGCACTTTAAGCGAGTGCACGTTTTCTTTATGTACCAAGTGCCAGGCCTGTCGTTCCAGCAGTCCTGTATTCAATGGGCTGAGAAAAAATATAGTGTCGATGTTTATCAAGTGCCTCATTTTGAGCTGTCATATTTTCTGAGAAACGGAATTTATTGCAAGCCAGACCCGACGGTCAAGAAGGTCACCGTCAAAGACGTGTATGCCCACGTAAGGGCCGTATTCGACGCTGATTGGATTGCAGCTGGGGAGCGGGCAAAAGACAGCCTGGTGAGAAACGCCATGATCAAGAAGTCGGGATCAATCGACATGGTTCGCAGTCGGTTTTATCCGTTGGCGTACTGGTCAAAAAAAGACGTGGTAACGTACATTGACGCCCACAATCTCAAGACAAGCCCGGAATCTGCAATTCTCGGCCACTCGTTTAGATCGTTCGAGACCAAGGATATGTTGCTGATACGAGAGCATTACCCCAAAGACTTCGAGCGCATTGAGCGCATGTTCCCACATGCTGGCGCAATACTTGAGAGAGAATTTATCCATGGAAAAGACAAAGCACCAGAAGTACAGCATTGAGACTGTCCTGAGAAGCGCGATCAAGCCGCACCCCAAAAACCCTAGGGTGATACATGACGGGGCAAAGAAAAAGCTAAAGGACAAGATGGCCGAGGTCGGTCTCTTGCAGCCCTTGATCGTCAACAAGACGACCGGCTACCTGTTGGGTGGGCACCAACGTCTGGCCAGCCTTGACTCACTCGAAAGGTACAGGCCAGGCCATAACGACTACAAACTGGACGTTGCCATTGTTGAGCTTGATCTAAAGCAGGAAGCCGATATGCTGGTTTTCCTGAACAACCCGTCCAGCATGGGGCGATGGGACTCCGACATGCTCGCAGAACTCACAAGCGTCACAGAGTTTGGAAGCATGGGCTTTGATCAAGTGGATGTCGAAATACTGTTTGGCGGCGATTCCCGATTTGCAACCGCATTTGAAGATGTTGGCGAGGCAAAAGAAACAAAAGGGAATCTGGAAGAGATTAAAGAGGCCAGGAAGCAGATCGCCCCAAAGAAACAGGCCGAAAACTCGGTCGATTATTACGTGACCATCGTTTGCAAGGATGCCAACGAAAAGGCCGCGCTCATGAAGCATTTGGGAATTCCGAAGGGCGAGATATACATAAGCCCACATGAAATTATGAGCTTGGTAAAAGCATGAAATCATTGACACCCAAGCAAGAAAAATTCGCCCAATGTGTAGCCGATGGCATGCGCCAGGCGGACGCATACCGTGCAGCTTTTGACGCTGGGAAAATGAAGGCCGAGACAATCCAGCAGGCAGCTTCCCGATTGATGGCTAACAGCAAGGTCAGTGCAAGGGTCAAAGAACTACGCGCAAAGCTCGAAAATAAAGCCATGTGGACGCGCGAGATGAGCGTTAAGGCGCTTGTTTCAGCATACAAGATAGCGCAGGGCGCAAACAGTGCCAGCGGCATGACAGGGGCCGTTAAAGAGCTTAACGCCATGCACGGGTTTAACGCACCCGTGGAAATCAGCGCAACGGTCAAGAGCCTGCCTGCGAGCGTGGATGATTTTGTGTGAGCCTGACACCATCACAAAAAGCGTTTGCAACATCACGCGCACCGTTCCCGGCGTTCGTTGGCGGTTACGGAAGCGGTAAAAGCGCGGCGGCTATTGCCCGTGCGATGGCCCTGAAAATGCACTTCAAACAGTGCGACGTGGCCTATTACCTGCCCACGTACACACTGGTCGAGGATATTGCTTACCGCCGATTCCCTGAGTTGTGCGAGCGCAAGGGGTGGCCGTACAAGCTCAACAAGGCAAGCGCATACATCGAATTCCCAAACGCTGGGCGCATCATCTTCCGCACAATGATGGATCCGCACCGCATTGTTGGTTACGAGGTTGCACACTCAATTATTGATGAGCTGGACACCTTGCCGACCGAGAAGGCCAGAGAGGTTTGGAACCGGGTTATTGCCCGCAACCGCCAGAAAATGCCGGGTGACTTTCCGAACACGGTGGGTGTGGCGACTACGCCAGAGGGCTTTCGCTTTGTCTATGAGCGTTGGCACAAAAAACCCGCCGAGGGGTATGTTCTTTTCAGGGGGCGAACAATCGAAAACGCGGCCAACTTGCAGCCTGGCTACATCGAAAACCTGCGCAACAGCTACCCCGAGCAGTTGCTAAGTGCTTACCTCGATGGTGAGTTCGTCAACCTGGCCAGCCACAGCGTTTACTCTGAGTTCGACCGGGCATTGAATAGCAGCACCGAGACAATCAAGCCATACGAGCCGCTGCACATAGGGCTGGACTTTAACGTGGGCAACGTGAGCGCGGCGGTGGGTGTGTTCCGTGGCGACACCCTGCACATCATCGAGGAATTGACGGGGGTTCGTGACACGCCAACGCTTTGCATGATGCTCAAGGACAAATACAAGGCGGCGGGCCATGCGGTCCACATTTACCCAGATGCAAGCGGCGGGGCGACAAAATCGGTTAACGCGGCACTGTCTGACATCGTGCTACTCAGGGCGGCGGGCTTCCAAGTGTGGGCCAACAGCCGCAACCCGGCGGTTCGTGACCGCGTGGCCAGCGTCAATATGCTGATTCATGCCAATGGCAAAAGGCGCTTGTTCATTCGGCCCGACACCTGCCCGAGCATGGTTGAGGGGCTGGAGCAGCAGGCATACGACAAGCATGGCGACCCCGACAAGTCGAGCGGCCTTGACCACCTGAATGATGCCCTGGGGTATCTTGTGGCGTACAAGTTCCCGGTACATCGCGGCCCGACATCCTTGGTCAAGGTATCCGGCGTGTAATAGCCCCTATCTATCGAAAAAAAAACCCGATAAAATCCGCCTATCATGGCAAGCTCACCCATCACCTCCACCCACATCGAATACGGCGCTAGCCTGCTGAAGTGGGGGCGACTTCGCGATGCAGTGGCGGGACGAGACGCGATCATGGCGCATGATGCCGCCGAATCGCTTAAACCCGCCAAAAGCCGAAACAGCTACCTGCCACCGCTCAGTGACCAAGACCAAGCGGAATATGCAGCGATGCAGGCCAGGGCATCCTGGTTCGGGGCGACCGACCGCACGGTGAACGCGCTTGCCGGGCTGATCTTTGCCAAAGACCCAGAGGTCAAGGTACAGGGCGCGATAAACGGGCTCTTGCGTGATATCGACCTGAGCGGCACAAACCTACGCGACTTCGCGCAAAAAGTGGTTGTCGAGGAATTGACCACATCCCGAGTTGGTTTGATGGTCGAGTTCCCGGACACAGACACCAGCGCAATGACGCAGGCGGAGGCTGAACTGGCAAACGCACGCCCTTACATCACGGCATGGGCGGCTGAGCAGATTCAAGACTGGCGCGTGGGCAATGTCCCCGGACAAGGCTCACGCCTGACAATGGTCAAACTTCGTGAGAGCGTGGCGACATTCGAGGATGATCTATCCCCGGCTGTTTACGTGACGCAATACCGCATTTTGGACCTGTTTGAAGGGTACTACCGCCAAAGGGTGTACCGCGAAACCGGGTCAAAAGAGTGGGCGCTGGCCGTCGAGATTTTCCCAACTTCGCAGAATGAGCGGCTGCGGTATATCCCCTTCACAATCGTGGGCGGTACTGAGGTGCGAAAGCCCCTATTGCTCGATCTGGCCGATGTCAACTTTGCCCACTACCGCACCGATGCCGACTACTCGCACGCCCTGCATATGTCGGCCCTGCCTACCCCTTGGGCGGCGGGTGTGCAACTGGAAACGGGTCAAAAGCTGCAAATTGGCAGCGGCGCGGCGTGGATTTTCCCTGACCCTTCGGCGAAGGCGGGATATCTCGAGTTCAGCGGCCAAGGGTTGGAGCCACTGCGAAACCGCCTAGCCGACCTTGAAAAGCAAATGGCCATCTTGGGCGCACGCTCGCTGGGCGGCGAAAAGGCAAGCAACGAAACCGCCACTGGTGTTGAGCTTCGCAGTGCGGGGGAGCGCGGTACTTTGGCAGGCGTGGCCGCCGATGTGTCGGACGCGATCCGCCAGTGCCTTGATTGGATGGCCGCACGCTTCGGCGCAAGTGCAGGGGCTGAGTTTTCGCTGAATCGTGACTACGGCTTGCACCGCATGGACCCTCAGATGCTTGCTCAACTGGTGGCAGCGTTTCAATCCGGCTCGATGCCTGCAAGTATGTATTTCAGCAACTTGAAGCGCGGCGACCTTGCGCCTGCTGACATGACAGTACAAACCTTCATGGCGGAGCTTGACGGAGCAACGCCCACAATTGCAAGGGGCCAAGAATGACCAACTTTTACGAGGTGAAAATATGAGCAGCGTTATCCACATCATTGACGACACAACCCTGCCGGGTGTTGCGCGTCCTGCTAAAAAATCAGATTTTGCTGGCGGCCCCGGCGGCGGTGGCCTGACGAATGAACAGCTTCGTGAATCGCCTGTGCCCGTCACAGACACGGCTGCTTCTGGCACCCGTGCCTACAACTTTGACCAAGCCACGCGCACCGCTGTGGGTGCGACATCTTCGGCGGCGGTGGCAATCGGCACAT